GTGACGGCGATGTTCTCGACCCCGAGGTCCACGCCGAGAACCGTTCCGTTCTCGGCTGGGTCGGGGTCGTCCACGTCCGCCTTTGTTCGGACGTGGAGGTAGAACGAACCACGGCGATAGTGGAGTGTCGCGCCGGTCTGTTCCCACTTCTCGGAGCGCAGGTACTCCGAGTGGGGCGTGTCGCGGTCTTCGTCGGGCAACACGTACTCGACGGTGACGCGCCCATCAACAGTAGACAGCGAGGCGTGGTCGTCGTAAAAGGTAGCGTTGCGTTGGTTGTACTCCACGAACGGCGTGGAGAACGTCGGCAACGAGGCGTATTCACCCTTCGACCACTTGGCGACGACGCTTTCGATTGCGTCAACAGCACGGTCACGAGCCGATTGGACGTGGTTGCTGTGGAGGCGAGTTTGGTCGCGCACGTCGTCGTAAGTTTGTTCGTGGAGGACGGACGAGCGGGTTTCGGCCCATTCGCCGTCCCACGCGGCATCTACGACGTAGTTGGCGGCCCACAGGAACTCGTCAATTGTCTCGTGAAGCAGGTCCGCCTGTTCGTCGGCCACATCGAGTTTGACCGGGACGGTGCGGCGGACCTCCATACACATCACAAACAGACCCATGCTTAAAAGTATTAATATGGTCTGGTGGGGGAGTCGGCTCGCCACCGGGAACGGCAGTAGTAAAGTCAAGCGAACACGCTTCCTCCCTCCCCTGAAGGGGTGGGTTTCCGCGCTGAGGTATCTATGAGCTCGAAAAAACACCGGGTCACCGTCGCGATCAAGTGGCACTATCTCGACGGCCTCTCGGCACCGGAGATCCGCGACAGGATGGAAGAGGAGGGGCTGGGCGATTATTCTGAGTCGACGATCCGTCGGTATCTCAACGAGGAGCCGGCCGACGAGGCGCTTCAGATGATCGAGGAGGAGCATGCAAACACGCGACTCCAGATCGCCGAGCACGAACAGCAACTGTTCGAGCGTGCCCGGCAGGCCGAGTTCTCGGCGACCACGGACAGCGATCGCGTCGGGATGGTACCGCGGACGGCGCAGAACGACAACGAGTTCCCGATCGAGGTCGACGACTGGCGCGAACTCGAGGCCCACGACGACGGCTATCCTGAGTGGGCGACCAAGGACGACACGATCATCGAATTCCTGGACAGCCTCCGCTCGATCGATCCAGGCGAGCGCTACCCGATCCAGAGTGTGACCGGTGAGCCGATGTACCAGAAGGCGGTCATCGGCGTCGACCGAGACGTCCCAGACGAGAGTGCTCGTCAAGAGTTCCGGTACGAGCAGAGTACTCATCTGACGAAGAAAGGGGAGGTGCTGGGGGTATACTCGGACAAGATCGAGCTGGACGCGACGGTCGAAAGTGATCTGGACGTCGAGCTTGACCTCGAGGAGAAAGAGCAGCTCGACGAGCTCTTCGGCGGTGATAGCAGAGATGGCGACCGCGACCAAGACGACGGCGACGGCAACGAGGGCAGAGCATGAGCCAGTCCACCGCTCCGACGGAGATCGCCGAGCGGGATCCACTCGCGCACCCCGCGATCGCGTCGGTTCGGCTGTTCGAGTATCCCTACCCGCCCGGTGAGCACCTGACCGAGTTCTACAACGCCCTGTGGAAGGCTGTCGATCCGGATTTCCCGTATGCAGCCTCTCGAGTTGCCCGGCTCATGCCCCGGGGGCACGGCAAGAGTGAAGCGGCGTGCATCGTCTTCCCGACATGGCTGATTCTCCGCCGCCCGGAGATCCGCATCGCGATCGTTTCGAAAACCACGGATCTCGCCCAGGAGCGGACGGAACAGGTCGTCGAATTCGTCGAACACTACGCCGATCGCTTCGGCATCGCGATCTCCGAGGCGAGTCGGACCGAGCTCGAAACCGCTGCGAACACGCACAAGGAGGCGACGATCGCGCCCTACGGCGTCGAGAGCCAGCTCACTGGCAAGCACTTTGATGTCGTGATCTACGACGACATCGCCGACTGGGACAACCAGCGCACCCAGACCCAGCGTCGCAACCTGCAGCAGTACTTTCGCGACTACGTCGACAACTTGGGCGATCCCGACAGCGTCCTCGAGGGCGGCGCTGTCCAGGCGGTGATCGGGACGCGCAAGCATCCACAGGACATCTACGAGACGGACATCCTGGGCTCTGCGACCTGGGACGTCCAGGTCCACAGGGCAATCGATCCCGGGCACTGGTCGGTCGTCGAGAATCGCGACTGGTCGGTCCGCGGCTCCGACGGCGAACTCTACGACGATGTCGGAGAGCTGCCCGAAGACGTTCCGCTCGCGAACGATGGCGTGGTTCCCGACGGAGCGATCGACGTCCTCTGGTCCGAGCACAAACCGGCCGAGGCGCTGCTGTACGACATCGTCGACGGCGATCAGTCGACAGCCATCTGGCAGCGAGAGAACCAGCAGGATCCCCAGGCACTCTCGGGCGAGGTGTTCTCGAGCGACTGGCTGACGTATGTCGACGCCCTCCCGAAGCCCCGACGTCACTACCAATGGTTCGCAGGGATGGACCTCGGCCTGGTTGAGGACCTCCAGGAGGCCGCAGAGGGCGAAACAGACTATACCGCTCTCGCGGTCATCGCGTGGAATCAGAACCCCGGCCGGGGCTACCTCCACCGACTCCGTCGGGAGCGAGGGTTGTCTGTCAAGGCAGCCGCTGACTGGGCGATCCGCCAGCTCGAGGGCTACGACATCGATCAGATGGTCGTCGAGCAGAACGCGGGCCGCGGGGTCGCCCAGCGGCTCGCCGACGAGAGCGAGATCCCGGCCGAGGGCGACCATTCGACCGGGGACAAAGCGGAGCGGATCCATAACATCGCCGCTGACTTCGAAGGCGCGACGTTGAAGATCGTTGGCGATCCGGCCGATCGGCGATGGCAAAATTTCGAGACCGAGGAATGGCTCCCATTCCCCAACGCTGCCCATGATGACCGACTCGACGCAATCGAGATCGCCATGCGCCCAGTCGACGACGACGATCGGGGCTCGGCGAGATCGTATTATACTCCTGCACAATCATGAACTGGACGATCACCACCACGCTGGTTCGCTGGACCGCTCGCCTATTGCTGTCCTCGGTCGAGGATTGCGTCGACTGGGAGGGCCTCAAGGCCGAAGAGCTCACAGACCGCGTCGACGATGACGTCCTGGCCGAGGCTCTCGACTGGGACGAGATCGACCCCTACTCCAAGGGACGGCTCGATCGCGACGAAGATCTCGCCGGGCCAGTCGATCGATTGCATCACCTCTCCGATGATCCGGGTGACATTTACTTGTGGGTGTGTGAGAGTGGAGAGGCCGCCGACCAGATCCAGCGGGCGGTCGGCGAGGAGTTCCAGCGGGAGTATGGCCGGTATCCGAAGGCCTGCCACATCATGGTCGCCGATCTCGAGGAGCTTCGGATCCTCGAGCCAGCAGACCTGCGGGCCTGGATCGATCCCAAGGCGAACGGCGAGGGCTCGAGCGACCGGAGCGATGACGCCGGCCAGTCCACGGAGGTGGCCTGATGCCGGTGATTCGCCCAGGCTCGCGCCGCCGGATGGCGCCCGCAACCGACCGCGAGGGCGGCGGTCGCGTCGGCAAGACGCCCCGGCAGTTTGGGATGCTCCCCGGCGTCGGTGTCCCTCGCTTCGAGGACCTGCTCTCGCTGCGCGTGCTCGAGCGATCGCCGACGATCAGCCTCCCGATGAACACCGTCCGGGACCAGATCACAACGACGAATTGGGGGATCCGCCCGACCGCCGACAACCCAGGCCCGGCCCACGAGGAGGCGACAGAGGAGGTCGAGGACTTTTTTGACGGCGGGTTCAACCCGAACAGCCAACAGTTCTCGAATCTCCTGCAGCTCCTGGTCACCGACGTGATCAGTGCCGACACCGGCGTCCTCGAGATGGTGCCGACGACGCCGGATGCCAGCGGAACCCGATGGCTGGGCGAGCTTTGGCATCTCGACGGCATCACGATGTCGAAGGATCTGACGCCCCACGGCGAGACCCCGGAGCCACCGGAGCCGGCCTACTACCAGTTCGCGCCGCGGAACTCGCTGGCGACCAGGAGGTGGTCGGACGTCATCGACCAGATCGGCGGGACGAAGCACGGCTCCGCGGTGATCTCAGCCTACGGCCGTCGCGATCACGACCCGATCGCGTTCTCCCGGGACCAGGTCGCCTGGATGGAACGGAACCCGCAGACCGCGACCAACTACGGGTTCGGCGTCGTCCAGCAAGTCAAACACTGGGCAGAGGTGCTGTTGAACGTCGACGTCTCGAATAATCGCTACTTCAGTGATCACCAGATCCCGCAGGGCGTCCTCACCATCGCCTCGGGGAGCCGGCAGACGCTCGAGGAGAACCGAGACTACTTCCGAGACACGCTCCGCGGGGAGACTGATCACCAGGCGCCAATTTTCGACGCCCATCCGGACGAAGTCTCCTGGACGCCGATCCAGGGGTCGCCCGAAGAGCTCCAGTTCCTCGACAGCCAGCAGTGGTACCACAAACTCGTCTGGTTCTGTTTCGGGCTGAACCAGGGCGAGATCGGCGACTCGGCGGACGTCAACCGGTCGACGGCGGACGCGCACTCCCGGCAGGTATTCCGTCAGACGACGAAGCCGATCCTCGATGACGTCGCGGCGCTGGTGAACTCCCAGGTCCTCCCGCGGATGGAGGCCTATCACCGGGTCGACGGCGAGATCGAGTTCTATTTCGAAGTCGAACACGAGCAGATGGAGCGCCTCGAGCGCCAGCGACAACAGGAGGATCTCGAGGCCAACCTGACGACGCCGAACGCGATCCGTCAGGAACGCGGCAAGGAGGAGGTGCCTTGGGGCGATCTCCCGCCGACGCTGATCGAGGCCGTCGCCCGGCAGTACCCCGAGTGGGCGCTCGAACACTGGGGCGACCTCGATCCCGATAGCGTCCCGGACCCGGGGCTCGGCGATATGGATCTGCTCGCCGCACTCCCGAGCGAGCAGCTCGCCGGCCACGGGGGCGGAGGGGCAGAAGGTGGCTGTCCTGACAAACTGGCACCTGACGGACAGCAGTCTACAGCGGACACCCGAGATGATCGACAGCAGCCGCTGTTGGCCGAGGGGCGCGATACGGATGGCGGTGGTTCCGAGGGAAATTTGCACTACGCGGAGCGCTCGGTCGAGGAGCTCCGCGAGGACGAGGGCGAGCTCGGCGATGAGTTCCCCGCGGTCGAGGAGCTGACCGACTCGCTTCAGGGCGAGCTCCAGCGACTCCTCGAAGGCGAGCTCTCCCGGGTTGAGGAGGCCGTCGAGCGGATCTGGCCGGAGTCCGACTCCGACGACTCCCTGGTCGTCGACATCGATACGATCGTCGACGAACTCTCGGTCGCTGAGGATCTCGTCGAGCCGGTCATCGAGCACAACGGCGAGGCGATGCAGGCCTCGGCTGATCAGGAGGCCGAGCGCCTCGAAGAGGAGCTCGACCAGGAGTACGGGCTCGTCGAGGAGGTCGCCCAGATCGAGTTCGACTTTGACCTCCGCGGGACGTTTGCGTTCGAGGAAATGCGCCGGCGGGCCGCGAAGAACATGACGTCGGTCGAGGGGACGATCAAGCAGCGGATCCGGACCCTCCTCATCGAGAGCGCTGAGAACGGCGACGGCGTCAGCAAGGTCACGCAAACGCTGACCGAGGAAGTGCCGGAACTGACGCGATCGCACTCCCGGCTCGTCGCCCGGACCGAGCTTCCGATGGCCTCGAGGCAGGGCACCCAGGCCCTCGCGGAGTCGACAGACGTGATCGGCGGCAAGGACTGGATCCCGACGACCGGCGACAACCGGACTCGTCCCTGGCACCTCGAGATGGCGACGGCCGATCCAATCGAGACGGATGCGTCCTGGACCGTCCCGAGCGGCTGGAGCGGCGAGCCGCACTACCAGCCTCGGGACTACCCGCGAGAGGCCTTCGTCGTCGGCGAGGATCAACCCTTTAATTGCAGATGCCTCCACCAGTCGGTCCTCGAGGAGGACCTGCCCGATGACGCCCGGGGGCTTCGCGAGTACGACGGCGTCAGCATCGCCCTGCAGGTGACCGAACGGCAGTTCGACGTCTGGACCAAGCACGCCGAGCCGGGCGAGACGATGGCGGAGCTGCTCGCCCGGATCGACAAGTCGCACTCACGGCAGACCGAGGCGCCGGAAACCCTCGGGATCGCCCTCGACACGCTCTATCAGTGGCTCCGAGAGTACGATCTTATGTAAACTACCCCGCCCTACTCGCTCCCTCTCGCCTTGCGGCGGTCGATCACTCCTTGAGGACGGGGGCTCCGCGCTACCGTTAGTTAAATACGACCTCGGTAGGCGGACCAGAGGCAGGGTTTCTGGCCGGGAACGGACTGGAGAGGCACAGATGCAGAATCAACCAACGAACATGCGCGATCCGGTTGACGCTGACGGCGAGGATCGGCAGCTCGAGCGCCGAGTCGTTCGGCCGACTGCCACCTCTGATGTCGAGATCCAAGCCGATGGCGACGGCCAGCCCCGGATCCGGGTACCGATCTCATCGACGTCCGAGCATCGCTCGGGCGGGCAGATGACCGAGCGGGCCCTGGAGTCGATGGCCGACCAGCTCGACGAGGGTAGGGTCGGCCTCTGGGATGATCACGGCCTCGACGAGACCGGGTTCCACGCGTATCGCCGCGAGGATCTCTACGGCGGCTGGGTCGGGGGAGAGGTCAACGATGGCGTCCTCTGGGCGGAGGCCCGACTCCGCGAGGACCACGAGCCGACAGCGGACCTCGTCGACCAGCTCGACCAGGAGCTCCCCGTCGGGTTTTCGATCGGCTATCACGTCGTCGATGAAGAGATCGTCGATCGGGAGCCGGAGGGGGAGCGGGGCGACACCGAGAAACTCCGGCTGATCAACGAGGTCGACCTCCTCGAGTGCTCGCCGGTCGGGATCCCGGACAACCGGGACGCCTACGCCGCCGGGGATGATCCCGGCGAGATCGTCGCCCGATCGCTGGCCCACGCCGGCTACCTGGACGGCCAGGACGCCGACGAGGTCGGCCCCGAGCTCGGAGATCGGATCGCGGAGGTTCTCTCACACAGCATGACAGACACAGACACTGAATCAGTGGACGAACCGGACGAACAGCACGGCGAGGGCGCCGACAAGGCCCCAGATCCCGAGGCCGCCGAGGCCGAGGACGACGTCGACGAGGGGGGCGACACCGAGCCCGACACCGGACCCGATGCCGATCCGGAGGCCGGCGAGGCCGATCCCGAACAGAGTGCCGGGGATGGCGACTCGATCGAGGCCCGCCAGGGCACCGAGGAGACTGCCTCCGCCATCGTCGGCATCTTTCAGGATCACTTCGAGGCCGCCGCTCAGGAGGCCCAGGAATGGGTCGAAGCCAACGCTGGCGACGGCGACGGCGAGGGAGAAGACGAGGACGAGGAAGAAGACTCCGCCAGCACTGGCCCCGAGCAGGATGAGGGGGCCCAGGATCGGTCGGCCACCGAGGCTCTCGAGGAGCGAATCTCCGAGCTCGAGGAGCGCCTCGAGGAGAAGTCCGCCGAGGTGGATCGGCTCAAGTCCGAGACGCGAGAGACCGAGGGCCGGAAGGGCCGGGCCGGGATCACGCCGGTCGGCGAGGCGGCCTCGTCCGAAGAGGCCGCCGGAACCGATGGCTCTGGCCAGTCGGAACGCCCTGGAAACGCGCTCGAGGAGGCGTATCTCCTCACTGAGGATAACTGATCATGGCAACTACCGTCAAAGACCTGACCGACGATCCGGATGGAGTGTTTCGCGACCTGTGGGAACAGCATGGAATCCCGAAAATCAAGAACGTCCGCGGCTCTGGCGCTAACGTCACGCCAGTCTACAACCGCGGGAGGTTCCTCGAACGCCTCGAAGCCGATCGCGAGGAACTCGACTCGAAGGGGATGGACGACGCCCCGGTGTATCGCGGGATGGCCCGCCGTGCATTCATGCAGGCAACAGCGGCGAAGGCCAGCGAAAAGGTCGATCAGGCCGCTCTCGAGGAGATGGAGCAGCGGGGCGTCATCGACTCCAACGTCGCCGAGCGGTCGACGCCGCTCGTCTTCGATCCCGAGATCCTGCAGGCGCTGAAGGACGAGGCGCCGCTGGCGTTCGGCCGGCTCGCCCGCCAGGGCCAGGAGGGCTACGACGCCGTCTTCAACCGGGTTGATCAGCGGCAGTCGCCGCTGGGCCGGGTCGACGAAGGCACTGCCCGCCGGCTCCAGGACCTCGCCCGGGACTTCACGCTGAATCGAGAGACCGTCCCGATGAAGATCTACGCCGACACCGCCGAAGTCGGCGACTTCGCGGCGACGGCCTCGGCGCACTACATGGACCTCGAGGATCTGACCGTCACCGCTCGGATGGCCGAGTACGCCCAGCGGGACGAACAGGAGATCCTCTACGGGCGCTACGAACTGGACCAGTACGACGCCTCAGTCGGATCGGCGAACGAGTTCGACTACGTCGAGGGCGGCGGCCCAACCGCTGCGCTCGAGGGCGGGTCACCGGTCGGGGACTACGCGACGCCCGGCCTCGCGGAGTGGTTCCGGCTCGCTGACGACGCCGCGACGAACATCGCCTCGCTGCCGAACACCACCCACCACATCGACAAGTCCGCCGTCTCGGCGGACATCCTCGAGGATCTCAAGTCCGAGGTTCGCGATCTGCTCCAGGGCCCCTACGCGACGAACCCCACGGACCTCGAGATCTGGACCAGTTGGACGCTGTACGACACTCTGGAAAACGAGTTCTCGCCCCGTGCTCGCCACGATGAAAACGCGGGCACCCTCAACTTTGGGGATTACGGCGTCCAGGTCGGTGGCGTCACCGTCTACCCCTCGCACAATGTCGACGCCCACACCTACATCGCCCAAGACGAGGACGGCACCGAGAATGATCCCTGGGAGGAGTACGACAGCGGCGACACGGGCTACGACGACCGGACCGTCGGCGACCCCGGGGACGTCTTCATCGTCAACACCTCGACGTTCCGGAAGCGGGAGCTCGCTCCGCTGTCCTCGTTCCCGCTGGCCGTTCGAGGGGCTGCCGACGAAATCGGGATGGTCGCCTACGACGCCAACGTGGAACTCAGCGGCGGGTTCTTCGGCAAGTACCTCTCAGCGTACGCCATCTAACGCACATGAAGTTTCGGCACCGCGACGGGGAGGGGTCAGCGAACGCGATCAGCCTCGGCCCCGTCAGAGACAAAGCGGCCGTCGACGCCGACGGCATCTTCGCGATCGACGACGATCGCCCCGACGCCGGGGCGGTCGCCAAGCGACTCCTCGAGGCTGGCCACGAACCGCTCGAGGAGCTCCCCGAAGACTTCGAAGGTGAGTACGAGGACGAGGACGAGGACTCCGAGCAGGATGGCGGCAACGACGGCGACGAGGGATCGGTACCGACGGCCGGGCTGCTCACTGAGACGGAGATCGCGAAGGAACTCAGCTACGCCGAAAAGCAGGCCGTCGCCAAGCAGTACGACCACATCGCGGGGAACGCCAGCGATGACAAGCTCACCGAGGAGCTGATCAAACAGAGCCGGATGGAGAACGGCGAGTAAGGGGAAGCCATGACTTACGGAAGCAACGACACGATCATCGCTCGGACCGGAGTCTCCGCCGAGGATCTGGGGTTTGAGGAGACGACCGATGACCTCGACCAGTTCCTCACCGATCTGCGGGACCGAGCGACTTCGGCGGTCGTCGAGTACACCGGGCGGACCTTCGAGTTGATCACCGGCGAGGAGGACAGGCTCGATGGGAACGGCCGGCGCGTCATCTCAACACGGCAGAGCCCGGTCCGCCAGATCCACGAGGTCCGGGCCGGCGGCAAGCTGCTCGATCCATCCGAGTACACGCTCGTCAGTACCCGGGGGCGGTCGGATGTCAACACCGGCCGGATCCGTCGCGAACGTGGCGTCTGGGGCCGGAGCCAGCGGATCCGAGTCGACTACGACTGGGGCTATGGCCCCGCTCACCGCCCGGCCGTCGTCGACGACGTTGTCGAAGACATGGTCGTCGAGACCATCCAGAAGGCTGAGATCGATCGATCGGCCGCTGGAAAGCAAAGCGAATCGATGGATGGCTATTCGGTCACCTGGCAGGACATCGGCGCCGAGGACTACCTGCGACTCACCGAATCCATGCGGGAGCGGCTGCAGCCGCTCCGACGCGGCGGCGCTGTTTGATTTCGAGGCGGAGGGCTCGCGCTTCAGCGCGGGGAGGAAGTCAGAGTCGCTGGAGTGTGACGCCGTCGAGCTCCCACAGTTTCGACGCAACGTCGCTGTCGGCGAGCGTGTATCGCGTCTGTCCTCCGTCGTCGTACGACTCGATCACGCCGAGGTCCTCGAGGTCGTCGATGTGTTCGTAGACGGTTTTTCTGGCCGCGCCGGACCATCGTGCAATCTGGGAGATGTTAAGCTCCCGATTGCGCTTGCCGACAAACGTCGATATGATCCGCACTCGGGCACTCTCGCCCAGCAGTTCCGTGAGTGGCGTGTTCTCTGCGTACGATTCGTCCGTCTCGTCTCGTTTGTTCGGGTCCATCTCGCTCATACACCTCATCTACTCCCCACAGATACAAAAGTGTTACCCCTGGGTCAATATAGTGTTACCTGTAATCAACACAATTAAGTACGTGTGGGCCATAGGTAACACTGTATGCGAGGTGACCAACAGCTCAAAAACGACATCGTGTGGACGATGCTCCGGAAGGATGTTCTGGAAAGCAACAAAAAGATGGTCCAGACCATCGTTGGCTGGTCCGTTGACTCTCACGAGGAAGGCCGCGCCAAGCAGCTCATCGACGACCTGGTACAAGCCGGTGTCGTCGAATGGTACGGTGGCGGCCACCGGGCCAACATCCGACTGACGAGCGAAGCCGCGGCAGTACAGTACCTCAAAGACAACGACGGCGACGTGCCCTTCGGGTACGACTAACCCCCGCCGTCACTCTAATCCTGCTCCCGGCCGTGCTGTATCTATGGCGCACGGACCCGACGCTCTCGTCGAGGCCGAGGGGGAGCCGGCGGACCTCGAGTACGTCGCCGATTACGAGATCGACGCCGACGGCCAGCCCTCCAACGTACAGCTCGAGACCGAGCGGACGAAGGTGATCCCGAGCCAGCCCAGTGAGGAGGACGTCGTTCGGGCTGGCGGCCGACTCCCGACCGGCGCTCTTCGACTGACAGTCCCTTCGGAGCTGGACGTCGGCGGCGAGCGGGGCGGCCGGCGGGACCGGTTTTACATCCCGCCCGAGGATGCCGCCCAGGAGTCGACGCTTTACCAAGTGGTCGAGGTTCGCTCCGACCAGAACGCGATGACGGGCACCGAGAAACAGACCGTGATGGTCGAGCGCCTGGGCGGGTACGAGTAATCAGGATGGCGGGAGAGGACTTCAACATCGACGTCGAGGGGAACTACGAGGGTGTCGACTTTGAGGCGATCGCCGCCGAGGAGCTCGATCGAGCCGCGGTCAGGACGGTCAACGAGTGGCAGGACAACATGGACGAGGCCGACTACCGGAACACTGGCGACACGATCAACTCGATCACCTGGGAGCGGCCCGAGCAGCTCCGTCGAGTGATCGGCAGTGATCGGATGGCCGCCCTGATCGGCGAGGTGGGGCGGGCGCCCGGCGCCGGGTTTCCGCCAGCTTGGGCGATCGCCGACTGGGTTCACGAGATGGGCGACATGCCTGATCGGGGCGATCCGGACTTCGACGGCGTCGTCTTCCAGGTCCAACGGGCGATCCACGAGAACGGCCTGCCCGCCCATCGCTTTGGGGAGAGGGCAGCGAAGACGGTCGGCGAGCAGTTCGGTCTCGAGATGACGCAGGCGCTCCAGGAGGAGATCGAGCGCCAGGATCGAAAGCACGGTTGAGGCCTTTTCAATCCGATCTTGTAGTCAGCGCCAGAGGGACGCCGTCAGCCCCGCTACTCGTCGTGAACCGCCCGCTGGAGAACGATCCAGCGAGACGAGCGGCCAAACAAGGCCATCATGGCGAGCAATCCCACCATCGATCCGACCGCAGTATCGGAGACGGTAATCAAGGACGTCGTCCGGCCCGGGCTCGCGGACTACGCCGGGGCGAACGGCCTCGGCGCCGATGACGTCGACCGGTCGGGGACGAAGACGCCGCCGCTGGTCGTCACCTCGTTTCCTGATCAGCTGCGGTATCCGCACATCGTCGTCGACGAGGACTCCGATTCGGGGGCACCGGTCGACCGGCGACTGGACTTCCACCAACACGATTTCGCGATCGGCGTCACCGTCGCCGGCCGGACGTCGACTGAGATGTTCCGGCTGAAGGACGGCGTGCGGGGCTACTTTCTGGAGAACCGGCAGTCCCTCCGCGATGAGGGGCTCTCGGAGCTCGAGATCGACGGCGGTCCGCGGACCTGGGACGAGTCCGCCGACGTGATCGAGTGGGAGCTGACCGTCACCGGCCGACTGTACACACATCCTGACACCAATGCCTGACAACGACGAGGAACGGCAGTACGAGCTTGCGGACGGCGTCGACAGGGTCGTCCGGCCGGGGCTCGTCCTCGAGGGCGACGACGTCATCGAGGGCTACCCGGATCTCTACGAGCAGCATCGCGACGTCCTCGAGCCCATCGAGGAGCTCGGGGACGAACCGACTGAGGACACGGACACGGACACGGACTAATCACGTAACTTATGAGTGCCAACAGATACGCGCTCGCCGGCAAAGGCGGGCTCCACTACGGCGTGGAATCGACCAGCTACACCGCCGCAGCCACGGCTGAGACTGAGCCGGGGATCCTGACCGAGGACATCGATCCGCCCAATCCCAACGAACACGACGCGATGCCCCACGGCGGCGCCGGTCGGTCGGTATTCACGAACGCGCCGTCCGAGCGGGACTTCGAATTCGACGTTCCGGTCACCGTCCATGACGAAAGCACGCCCTTCGAGATCGCCCTGGGCTCGCGGACCAGGTCGACGCAAAACTCCGGGGGCGCCGACGAGTACGACGAGGTGCTCTTCGAGGAGGCCGATCGCCTCCCGACGGCCACCATGCGGCACTTCCAGACCGATCTGGACTTCGTCTCCTACTACATCGGCTGCAAAGCGAATCTCGACATCGAGTGGTCGACCGGGGATCCACTCCAGGCGACCTTCGGCGTCACGGCAGCTCAGATGGAGTACGACTCGACCGAGTCGCCGGCGAACACATCGCCGACGCTCGATCCCGACGTCACGCCCTACCGGGCCCATATGGCCGGGGATCTGACGCTCTCGGATCCGACCGGCGGCGGGATCATCAAGGAGGTCGCCACCGTCAGCGGCGGCTCGCTCTCCTGGGACAACGGTCTCGAGCCTCGTCATCACGGCGGGGATGCTGGCCGGGAGGCCTTCGCCGTCGCCGAGACGACCGGCGCCGACGGTCGCTACGAGATGTCCGTAACGCTGGACATCACAGACACGGAGCTCTTCGAGCGAGCCTATACCAACGATGCCACAGTGGACCTCGAACAGCGGTTCGTCCGCCAGACCGCCAGCGGGACGGCGACGGACGCGGTGCTCCTCCGGCTGAACGAGGCCGAGATCGTCGACGCGCCGATCCCCCGGCCGGCCGAAGGGATCCTCGAGGAGGACGTCTCGCTGCTGCCCAGGTCGACTGAGATTGAGGTGCGGGTGCCCCAATGAGTCCGAACAGCACCGGTAGTGATGGGGCAGAGGGAGAGAGCACCGCTCCTGACGCCGACGTCCAGGAGGCCGATGAGGGCGAGGCCACCTGGGAGGAGGTCAAGCGCCTCGAGAATCAGAAGCGCCAGACGACGAAGGAGTTCGTGCTCGAATACCCGAGCGGGACGGTCGCTCGCTTCGAGTACGAGATGGTCGAGAGCATCGATACGATCGCCGAGAAGTACGTCGTCAACAAGCCGACGCGGTCGGGCTCGGAGCCGGCAACAACACTGCCCCGCGAGAACATCTGGCCGTTCGCCGCTGAGCTCTTCCAGGAGGCCATCGTCTCGGCTCCGGATGGATTCAAACCGACCGAACAGGAGATCCGCGACGGGCTGACGAAGGAGGTGGTCGACGAGATGGTTGAGGCGATCAGCGAGTTCAGTCGAATGGATGAGGAGACGTTCATCAAATTTCGCTGATCATGGCTACGGACCAGATGAGAATCTTGGCCCACGGCAGATCGAGGAGCTGCTCGGCGAGCACGATGACAGCGAGAGTCCCTGGGATGAGGAGTGGCACTACACGGTCCTCGAGGATCATCTCCTCTGGCGGGAGTATGGCTGCCCGATCGATATCCAGGAAGAACTCCCTCGGCCAATGGTCGAGGCCCACCTCGCGATCATCGCCGGGCAGGGGCTCCGGAAACAGGAGGAGAAATCCGAGTCCGATAAGGAGGCCAAACGGGCCCGCCGGCAGGCGAGCACTCGACGCCATGGGGGTTGACCGATGACGACCGTCCAGGAGGTCGCCGTCGCCTACTCCACGAAGGGGGCGAAGGCAGCGGCCCGGTCCGACCAGAAGGTCCGCGAGTCGATCACGAAGACGGCGAAGCGAGCCCGGAAGGAGTCGGGGACGATCTCTCGATGGATGGAGCGGCACAAGTCGGCGATCTCGGCGATCGGCGCTGCGACCGCCGGCGCCCTCGGGGCGATCATCTCCGCGAGCCCCACCATGCGAGCAGAGCTCTCGTCCGTCCGGACGGCGTTCTCGTTGTTCGCCGACACGGTGATGAGGGACGTCCTCCCGTCCGGTGGCGGCCTCGCCGATCTGGCCTTCAAACTCCAGGGCGCCTACACCGATCTCCACCCGGCGATCCGGACGGCCGCCTCAGCGGCGATGGTCTTCGCCGGCATCCTCGGGGGACTGATCGCCGTGGTGGCGGCGGTGATCGCGGCGATCGGCGCGAAGGTCGCCCTGATCGCCGGCGCGCTCCTGCTCGCGCTGGCCCTGGTCGGCGCCGCGATCGGGGCGGCGGCAACGGCCTGGCAGGAGAACTGGTTTGGGATCCGCGAGACGACGATGCAGGTCGTCAACCGGATCATCGACGTCGTCGAGACCGGCCTCGAGTTCCTCCGGACGAAAATCCTCGAGCCGCTGCTGCAGAAAGCACGAGAGGTCTGGAACATCCACGGCCAGGAGCTCCGGGCGGAGGCCCGCCGCACCTGGGACGTCGTCCGCGAGCGGATCGAGAGCGGTCTCGATTTCGTCCTGAAATGGATCCGGACCTTCGTCGACGCTGCACGGGACTTCTGGGAGGACTGGGGCGATGACATCATGGCCACCGCCCGGTTTCTGTTCAAGTTCCTGAAAACGACGCTGGCCAGCGCCTTCGACTTCATACTGACAACGATCCGAGTGGTGCTCGCGGCGATCAGAGGCGACTGGGACGAGGCCTGGGAGCTGATCGTGGATTTCTTCGACCGCCAGGCGGACCGGATCGGCGAGATCGCCGAGGACTTCACTAGCACCGTCCGCGATAAGATCGAAGCACTCGTCGACGCCGCCCGGGACTGGGGCCAGGACCTCATCGACGAGCTCGTCGACGGCATCGAGTCAAAGCTCTCCTCGGTCCGGTCGGCGGTCTCGAGCGTCGACGACGCCGTCAAGAGCCGACTGAGCTACGACATCCGGGCAAACGACCGGCAGGCCCGGACCTGGGGGCAGGATCTCCTCGAGGAGATGGCGAAGGGCGCCCAGCGAGGGATGCCCGAGCTCGAGGCCGTCCTCGAGACGCCCCGTCCCGCAGCGGGCGCCGGCGCCGGCGGGCAGGGCGGGGGCGGCTCGGTCGTGATCGAGGAGGGTGCCATCCAGATCGATGGCTCCGGCTCGCCTCGCCAGACTGCCGAGCGGACGGTCGATGAGATCAGCACACAGCTTCAGGACAAGTTCGGGCAACGGCGATAATCATGTCATACAACAATATTCGGCTCGAGACACCGGGCGGGGACACGGTCTGCTACTTCGCGCCGGCCTTCGAGCTGACGCCCCAGTCCAAAAACGACGCCCACACCAACCCTCGGCCGACCGGGCCGGCGATCGCCCGGAACATGGGCCTCTGGACGACCGAGCTCGTCGCACAGGGGGAGTTCGTCCACAGCGAGGACGTCCCGCCGGACTTCCGGGACGCGCTCCAGAGTCTGCACAATCAGTCGACGGTCACGCCGACTGATCAGGTGCTGCGGCTGGATGACTACACGACGCATGCCTCCTCGCACGGGGCCTATCACCTGTACTACAACGACCGGACATACCGAGCAGAGACCGAAAGCGAGCTCGACGTCGCGAACGGCGAGTACCCGGCAGTCGTGCCGCTGGAAACCAGAGTGCCCGAGCAGGGAGAAGTCTCCGGGAACCGGATCGACTACCTCGTCCGGTTCGCCGTCGGGCTCCGCGGCGGCTCCCAGGATCCCACCCAACCGTGACGGTCTCCTGGCGAGTCCGGCGGAAGGACGGCGAGGCCGCCGACGGGACCTTCACGTATGCCGTTGACGGGGATCTCGACCGGGTCTACGTCCGGGACGCGATCAACCCGTTCGCCAACGTCGCCGAGCTTCAGTTCATCGATCCCGATCGGACCAAGGCGGATCTCTACCCGAGCCCGACATTCGTCGAGTTGGATGTCAAAGTCGAGGGGTACTTCGATTACACCCCCCGGTTCGCCGGCACCGTCTTCGATCAGGGCATCGAGACCAACGGCAACCACACCAAGATCACCGTCCTCAGCCACGACTACTGGTTCCGGAAGACGGCGATCTTCGCGGAGTACACCAACGCGACGCTCTCCTCGATCCTCGAGGACCTGATCGTCAACGAGACGCCGCTGATCTGGGATCCGAGCCGTATCGAGATCGAAAACGACGTCGCGATCAGCCGGCGGTGGGCCGGCGACCAACTGGAGACGATCTTCGATGAGATCCGGGCGATCTCGGCTGGCGACGAGCTCTACGGCGTCAACTTCGACCGGGAGTTCGAGTTTCGTCCGCTGACTGATCGCTCGGCGCCGCGGAACTTCAGCGAGGGGGAGTATTACTCGACGAGCTGGGAGTCCGATGAGAAACGGAACGTGAATCGAGTCGTGCTCAGGTATGGCGAAGGGGACAACGAGGGCGTCGTGATCAGGAACGATCGCTCCTCGCAGCGGGAGTTCGCCAACGAGATCGGCTCCGACGATCCGGTCCAGATCGAAGATCACATCCGCCGGCCGGAGATCACCACCGAGACTCGGGCGAAGGACTCCGCCGACCAGCGGCTGGCGGAGCGATCGGCGATCGAGACTGGCGAGATCGACACCTGGGAGGCCTTCGGCGTCAAGCCGGGGCAACTCACAGAGGTCGTCGATTCCGAGCAGGACATCGACCGCGAGGTTCGGATCGTCGAAACCGAGTACGAGTGGCCCGGCGGCGAGCCCGAGACGAAGCTGACCGCCGCCGACACGGCGATCGACACCGTCGACGAACTGGTCGCCCTCTCCGATGACATCGCTCGCGTTGACCTCCGATCGGCGGATCCGAACGCGCCCGTCCTCGAGACGCTCGACCAGAAGGGCGGGCTGATCTACGATCTCACCTCGCAGGTCCGCTACCAGGTCTTTGGCGAGGAACGGTTCAACCCCGGGTTCGGCCGGGATCTCCCCGGGATCGGCCGGACGGAATGGGGCCTGCACTTCGCGGGCACCGTCAATCAGTCCGGCGTCGGCCGGGCAACGAAGGGACTCATGAACACGGTCCGCGACGTCTGGCGGGGCCAACAGAACGCGATCACGAACGCGGCGGTCGCCCTCGGCGATGACGACTCTTCGGCGGTTCGCTTCGACGAGGCGCTCGGAAGCGAACTCTACCGGGGCGACATCGTCGGGACCCAGAAGTTCGGCGACGACACCGTCGAGTTCGAATCCGACGTCACCGTCGACACCGAGCAGACGATCCGCGAGGTCGGGCTGTTCGACTCCGCGGCGGACAACTCCGGGACGCTCCACGGCCGGACCGTCATGGACGACATGGTGATCCCCGAGAACACCAGCGTCACGGCGATTTTCGAGATCGCCATCTCCAACGATGGGGCTCGTGAATCGGTCACGACGACGACCGCCCAACAACACCTTCGGAACGCGATGGCCGGCGACGACATCTCCGGCCAGACGCCGACGCAGGTGGCCTTCGGGACCGGGACGGCTGATCCGGCCGTCGACGACACGGGGCTCGGCAACGAGGTGGCCCGGAACGCCATCGACCGGTTCCGGACCGCGGGCACCGGCAAACACGACACCTTCGCGACGCTTCTCGAGTCCGATGCCTCCGGGCAGGAGATCGCTGAGTTCGGTCAGTTCAACGACCAGGACGAGCTCTGGGCCCGAGTCGCGTTCTACCCGATCGAGATGACTGGCATCGACCTCGAGGTAAAAGAACGAACGATCCAGGCAAACGAGTAATATGGTACACAGGAATCCACTCACGGATGGCGAATCGGTATCGGTCACCCTTTGGAACGCAATGTCGCACGCCCAGTCTCTCGAGGCCGTCACGTCCGGCTGCGGGCTCGCCTCGGGGACTGGCGACTTGGAAGTCGACGTCGCGTCCGGGGCGGTCGCGATCAACAACAGCGAAGTCTCGGTCAGCGCCCAGACCGTCACGCTCTCGAGCGGCGGGAACGAGGACCGGCTCGATCTCATCTCGGTCGATGACACTGGGACAGCAACCGTCACGCAGGGCGCCGAAGCACCAAATCCCTCGAAGCCGAACGCGCCCGATATCCCCTTCGAGGAGGTCCTGCTCGGTCTCGTCTACGTCGAGGCCGGCGCAACCCAGGTCGTCGGGAGCGACATCTTCGACGAATATCGAGCAGAGATCACCTACCCGCTGCCAAACTCGGCGCTCTCGAGTGCCGATATCACCGTCTCGGCCGGCTCGAATCTCACCGGCGGCGGGCAGATTTCCTTGGGTGGCTCGACGACGCTGAACGTCGACGACGGCCAGGGATCCGGCCTTGACGCCGATCTCTTCCGGGGCCGATCGCCCCAGGAGACTCGTGCGCCCGTCTTCGGTGACAGACGCGACGGCTCGATCATCCGATCGACCGACGGGAACGAGAACGGATTCCTCCGCACGGAGCGCTACGAGATTGAGACTGGTGTGACTCGGGACGTCACCAACGGCGCGCTGTTGATCCACGCCACAGAAGAGATCGTAATTGACGGTACTCTCACTGCCGACGGCTACGGCGGCAGTGCCGGCAGTGGTGGCAGTGGCGGCGGTAGCGGGGATCACGGTGCTTCCGGCTCGAACGGTGGCAACGGTGACTACATCTCGGCTGGTGGCTCTGGCGGCGGTGGCGCTGGCGGCGAGAGCGGTAGTAATGGCGAACCTGGCGGCGACGGCGGATCTGGTGGAACACCGGGCTCGATCGAATTAACACACAAACAGAAGATCAGGACCGTCGTCTCGAGCTACTGGTCCGACCGACTGGTGACGCTGGCTGCCCTCGGCGGTGGTGGCGGTGGGGGCGGT